CATCGTCAACAAAAATCATTACACCTTTGTTGCTAGCTGCTTCTAATGAATCAGTTCCATTAGTAACAGTGTTTGCATCAGTAACAGACCAAGTGTTAGTTCCACCTTGTTGAGTGTCACCTGCATTTGGGTTAGGTCCACCAATAAAACCATTTAATGAAGTTACTGGTCCTGAAAATGTAGTATTTGCCATATTATTATCCTCCTAGTTTCCGAACATAGTCTCTAGGCCGTCGACTATACGCGTCTATGTTCTAATTAAATTGTATAGTGAGTTTTTTATATACTAGTTTTGAGTAGAGTGCAAGAAGTCCTACAGTGCGGAGTGGAATTTTTCCAACGATGTAGCTTTTTACTAAGTAGCTACTGAAACTTCAGGAGCAGAACTTTCAACAGTGTTCTGTAAGTGAGCGATTCTAGCTTCTTCAAGCTTGATGTCTGTGATGATCTTTTTGACTTTATCGTCAATTCTAACCATCTCAAGAGTGTATCTATCGTTAGAGAGATGCTCTTGTTCCCACTTCAACTCCAAGGACCTTTTTTGTTTGTATAGGTCTTGTATCATCTATAACCTCCTCA